TCCTTCAGATTCCACCTCACGATGGACACCCTTGCTGTTCTGCTATACACTTCCTCGTTGCCTAGGCGTGTTCGGGACTTTCACCCATTAGAGCGCGCCCATGGCGCGCAAACCAAAAATACCACCGGCCTCTCGGCTGGTGGTATTAAATCATATTTGCCGCAGTGCCTACAATTCCTTTTGCCAGGTCTGCCGCCTTTTTCATCAGACTGTTTTCTTCCAGATATTCTAATCCCTTTAAGGTCAATTCTGGTCTGCTCAACGCTACACGCGGATATCCACAATCCATAGCGTTCCATGTTTCTCCGCCGGTTATATAGCCCTCTTGGAACAGAAAGTCCTAATGCCTCCGCTGAAATGCTGTTCCGGTCAAATTCTTCGAGATCCATCGAATTCTGCAGGATTCGAAGAATTTTATAGATTATTCGAAAATCATCCATATTCAGATGCGTCCCTCTTTTTTCAGTTTTTCAATTTCCTCTTCTGTCAATTTACGAGGTTTGAATTCTTCATTTTCCCATGCTTTTTCTCGATCTTTTAACGCTTTTTCATATTCCTTGTCCGTCATGGTATCGCCTCCAATTCAATAGATGTTCCTTTCTTTGAGATTACTCTATATAGACAGTCTTTGTCAATAAGTAATTCTCGTTGACTCTTAAATTTGCTTAAGTTCTCTATGTATGCCGCTCGCACACCTTTGGCAGCATATATTGTTATATTGTATTTGGCTTTAAAAGCACCTGACGAAACGACTGATGTACTTGTAAACTGATTTAAGCATAAAATATCTCCTGCAACGCAACCAGGAATAGGATCAACCATCAAATTTCTATAACAAACCACATCGTGTTCAAGTTTGCCTTTTTTCAATGCTGTTGATATTGTATCGGCATATTCCCGAAGCATTTCATTTTCTGGAGCATCTCCTCGAAGCATCCTGTTCAAGCGTTCAAAAAATCTCTCCGGCCTCTGATCGCCAGAATTGTATGTATATTTCTCAATTGCATGCTTTTCTTTTCTAGATAAGCTCTCAATCCAACCCTGAGACTCTTCCCGAAGGAGTTCAACAACCTGCTCCTGTGGGACCGCCTGAAAGTTTGCCAGCTGTCGCTTTGCTTCTGCATATTCCTTCCGATCCATGCCGCCTGTTCGAAATCTGACATTTCTCCATTCTTTTCGTTTTGCTTCATATTTCTGCTGATTCTCCGGATCCAACGAAAAGTCCGCCAGTCGGCCGAAGCGCTTTTCCTGCCGCTCCGCGTACTGCTGTCTGGCTACCTGTTGGTTCTTCTCTGCCAGCTCATTCAGTTCCTCTTTGGTGTATTTTCCATCCGGCGGAGTGCTGATTCCTTCGAAGTATGTCGTATGGCTATCTCGACACCGTGGGTGATAAAGCCCCGCAGCGATCGCAGTGCTCATCAGAGGGTATTTGATGCCGGTTGTTGCGGATTTTCCTGTTTTGGAGCCGCCGCTCCATACATCATCGATCAGAACCTTGCCAACCCACGGCAGACACAACGGGCACGGATTTCCACGTTTATTCATGATGACGGTATCAACGCCCCATTCCTGCCGCTTCTGTCCCTCCCCTTGCAAGTACGCCCGCTTGCTTGCCGTCCGGATCGCCATATCTGCGTAATCTGCCAGCGTGTGGCGCGCTCCGTTACTGTATTCGATACAATTTATGCCAGCTGAGAGAAAATCCCTGGTAGCCATGTCTACGGCCTTCTCATAGGTCCCTGCTCCCGTATTGGCATATACCTGCGCATTGTAAATAATTTTTCGATACTGATCATTGGTCATTCTCAGGATGGCTGTTTCTGCCTTCTGCATATCCTGCATCGTTGCTTCGATCA